TTACAAATATATATGTGGACCTAATGGTAAAGTAACATCTATTCCACACACCGACCCTGTGCCTGACGGTTATCAGTTAGGCACAAAGTACGATCCTTATAGACTCACCGAATAAAATACTCAAAGCTATTCGATTCTTCATTTTCACTTATCAATTTAGCTCCATGCTTTAAATGAAATTTAGTAGCCGCAGGAGTTTTAGGTGACATTGTTACTATTCGTGGCCAAAGACTGATATTGATATTCGAATAACTTTCTTTGACACTAGCAATAAACTGTTTAAGAAGTTCTGAACCCATGCCAGGAGCATATGACCACAACGTATAAGGTGTTATGAAAAAATTAGTCTTATCAATTGGACTAATATTATAATTAAGAAGATCGGCTCCAGTTCCCTTTTGCAATTGTTCTTCATTAACAGGTGCAGCGTAACCATAAGACACACACATTATTGCTAGTATCTTTTCACCCTCTTTCAAAGCAAATGTTTTTTTACCTGGACCCACTCTGTCGTAAACCGAGATATTTGGTCGCACAACATCGTCTTTAATATAAGGTTGAAGTTCTTGCATTGATAGTGTTATCACTTCTTTTTTAACAGTATTAATCATAATGAATTTACCAATTATACTAGTTGCAATTTCTTAGTAGTTTTAGATTTTTTCTTAGTTTCGGGTTTGTTATATTCAGTGATACCTAATCCAGGTAACAATGATTCCAATTCAGGATACAGTTCAAGCAACGTACCATCTTTGACTGCTGTTAGAATTTTAGCCTCTTTGTGATGCACTGACTCTAAAATGTTTACCCATTGTGCTTCACGTTTCACTGTGGACAATTTGCTCATATTACTATTCGGAATAATAAATCCTTTTATTCTACGCCATTCTAGTTGCAAAGAAGTCTGCCCCATGCCATCTGGAATGTCTTCTTGTAGTTTAGTAATATCGGGCATACCTTCAGGCAGATTCCAATCCGGTTTTTCAGCACCGACACCGAGACGAACAATAGGTACGAGTGCTTGATTTGTTGCTGCCCATTCTTTCAATCTTTTAATTTGTTCAGGTACAGTGGGCGCTTTAAATACCCATGTAAACCCTTCATCAGTTTGTCTAAATTTTATCACCATTGTTCTCTCCAATAATTAAAAATCACCAATAACATCCATCATTCCTTTCATTTTGTTTTTAATAAAATAATTTAAAAGTTGACTTCTGTCACCGTTTTGTTGTTTTACATAACTATGTATAATAGCATCTTTAATGTCTTGAGGAGTTTTGGTTAGATCAACCAGCATTTGATTGCGATTATATCCATGAGACATGTCTGATGTTATCCATTCGGAAGGTGATTTTGATTTCCATTCTTCCAACAAATTCTTACGAATCGGTTTTTGACGAATGTTATTCACGAACGAATCATCAGGTGATAACATATTAGGTATGCCATCTCCCTTATCACCTGTGATAATGTGTTCCATGAGAACACGGGAAGCAGATTCTTTTATCTTAATCCACTTTTTAAATGCAGGTGAATATTGTTTTACATTAGACCATTTTTGCAACTGATTAAAATCATGGTCGCCACTGATAATCAAAAAAGGCACTGATGATGAGTCCTCAAACATATTATCAGATTCACCCATTGTCTGACTATACTCAGCAAGTGTACCAATAACATCATCCGCTTCAGCACCGTCTACATCAATAACCGGATAAGGAAAATACTCTTCTAATTCACTTTTAATAATAGATAGAGAATTGAATATGGTACTCCAATCAAATTTTGATTCTTCTCTCTCTTTTTTGCGACTTGCTTTATAGTATGGAAAAACTGTGCGTCTCCAATAATGCCTGTTGTCACATGCAATAACGAGTTCACCAAATTCAGCACCAAATTTTGTGCGATATGAGCGTATGGTATTAATGATCATGTGTCGCAACAGAGGCAAGTCTACTTCAATGTCAGTGTTAGAACCAAATCCAACATTGCTCATAAAAGTAGCAATAGCTACCTGATTAAAGTCTATAATTATAATACCCTTATTCATTTTATTACCCTCAATAAAATCATTGAAGGTTGTACCCGAGTCTTGACTGGATATTTTTTACTTCGTATTTTATCTGCAAGTGTATGTAAACCATTTTTACGACAGTCTACCAATTGTTTAACTATATCTGCTGCACGAACTGTTTTTTCGTAGGATTTACTAGTTGAATAATTGTCTATGGTTGTACCCTTTACTCCTAAAGTATTTGCATACTCTGAAGCGTACACACCAATGCGTTTACGATTAACATCATATACCCACACTTCACTAGCACCTATAATCTCAACAGGATTAATTGAAGTCAGATTCAACTCCACATCTTGTTTAGTGTATTTTAACTTACTCACAAGTTTGTTTTTATCAACAGGCTTTTTTCGTTTAATTCGTACAATTTTTTTAACCTGTTTAGTTTCAGAAAGCCCAATCACAATGCCATCGAAAAAGGCAAGTAAATGTTTCAGAGTAGACTTTTTAACATGAGAATAACCTTCAATTAAGTCTGTATCTGTTCCTTCTGCCAATTCTTTAAATTCTATAGCAAACCTGTCTACAATTTCAACTGCCTTATTTATTTCAGCAGCATTTAAATTATATGATAATACAAAATCTTTATAATTTGTAATCTGTGTACCACCAATAATCTTTTCTATACTATCATCAATGGCAATAGCAAATTTATTAAGATTCTCACGAATGTTTACAACTTTAGGTGTCTCTTCTTTTTCTTCAATATACAAAGACGCCTGCTTTAACCAAACAAGTTTTTGTTTTTTCATAAAGTTTAAAACGGATTCAGGAAGCCAACCCAGTTTATTCCAACAGAAAAAATATTTAGACATACTATAGAATGCAGACTCTGGCAGGACAGAGATAGAAGTTATATCTTGTTTGTCCCAGTTTTCTTTCATCCACTTTTTAAGTGGGGCAATACCTGCCTTTTCTGCAATTTCGTAATGGACAAAATACAGGCAGTGTTGTAGTGCAGTGTCTCGTTCTGCATCGTCAGTCAGAATTTCGTATTCTGCCCATTTGGGTTCTGGCAATACGTATGTACTGCGTGTTCTTGATGTTTTAGCCATGAAAGGACTCCTTTAGTGTTTACTTATATAGTATAACAAAGGAATACCTATTTGTCAAGCTCTTTTAGATAGTTTTCTACGGTTATTGAAGGTATTTCAGGTATATCTAATGAGTTCTCGCCGACAACTCTACGGATAGGGTACACTTTAGCCATATAGATCAAAGAGTTAATCCAAATCATCATGTTTGGGGGGGGTGTATAAGTTGCTGACTCTGTGCCGTATACCCTACCTACTATACAATCAAATCCTAGTAGGTCTATTTGAGACGCTTTCAATGATGCAGCCAGTTCAATGCCACCATGACCGCTACTATTGTTTTGCATAAAATACGGTGAGTGCCAATTAGCTTTAGGTTCTAGCCCTTGCCGTTTGAGACTAAAATGGCGATAGTACACTGCACCATCATAACCGCTTTCATGTATTTCTTTTAACATTGCATAGTCAACAGCGCACAAATAATCTACACAATATTCACGGTAAATATCATTACACCCTATCTTTATACCGGGTATCTTATCTAAAGGAATAGGCCCTCTTGAGAGCCCATTGCCTATCACCGTTACTTTCATACAAAAGATTTGATAGAATCAATTCTTACTGAACGCCATTCTTGCTTGTCAGTATCAAATACAACTAAATTTGATACCGGTGCAGTGCGTTTGCCTTCAGTGGCAGGAACAACACTTTCTTGCAACGTTGCATTCATTACACGCTCGTTTCCATCTACCTTAGTAAATGTAATTGTGCGAGTGCCTGAACGCAATTGCTGAATATATTGATCTTTAATCATATTACTCTCCATTATAAAATAATACCACTGGTCATTTTACGGTATGCTTTCTCTACATCATCATTTGTAGGTGTAATAAACACAACCCCTGAAGCAAAGAATTCTACTTCAGCAGGATTTTCACGCCCACTAATAGCAATGCCTCTAGCAAAACCCATACCTTCTCCTGCATGAATAAGCATACGAGGATCTTTTAGTTTAATTCTGCTATCAGTTTGTTCTGCTAACTTACCAATAAACTCTCCCGCAGGAGTCACTACTGACACAACATCATTGATTTTCATAATATTTGTTTCCTTTTTTGATTTTATTTACTCATTGTATATGATATTTTCAAGTAAGTCAAGCTGTTTATCATCAATACTGGTTAATTTTTTAGGTGTCCAATTAATAGGAACAAAACTAGAAAGAGGTTCCTTGTTTAATCTTATATTCAACATAGAGTTTAAGCAATTTGGATCATGCCGCTGTTGCCATTGCA